TTAGCATGGGGTATCTTGGTAATCCAGTCACAAAAAATTTTACAACCACCACATCAGTTCAAACATTAACAGGTGATGGATCTGTATCATACGCACTTTCTGCAGCAGCAGCCGTACCAGAGGACATTGCGGTTTTACGTAATGGCGTGCGGCAGAAACCAACAACTGACTACTCAGTCAACGGTGCACAAATTACGTTTACTACAGCTCTTGCAGCAACTGACACTTGTTTTATAATTTTCTTAAATGGTATTTTATTAGATCAAAACACTCCAGGTGCAAACAGCATACAGCCAAGTATGATGACATCATTCAATGGTGTTTATGAAAACTTACAAACTATAACTGCTACGACTACAGTAGCATCTACTGACAATGCATTTTTAGCGGGTCCTGTGACATTTACAGGCACCGTCACAGTGGAGGGTAATCTTACAGTCGTATGAGCACACTTGAAGTAAACAGCATACAACCTTTATCATCAGGAACTACAGTAACATTAGGCGCTAGTGGTAAAACATTTAACATACCTTCTGGTTGCACTATTTCTAATAGTGGCACAGCAACTGGATTTGGAAAAATTGGTCAAGTGGTTTCTACTGCTGCTTCAAGCAAAACAACTACCACATCATCATCTGAGGTGGTGGCGGCAACATCTAACTCAATAACTCCTAGTTCTTCTTCTTCTAAAATATTGGTCTGTGCCCATGGTTTTGTTGGTAATCTTAGAACAGGCGACCAACTTCCTACATTTACAAAAATTTATAGAGATATAGGCGGAACAGAAACTCAAATTACTTCTGCTAAAACTGCATATTCAGATTCTGAGAATGTAAGCACACATTTTAAATTTAATAACAGTGGAAATGCCAATCATATGATTACAAATGTAGCTTATACAATTTTAGACGAACCCAGTACGACTTCTGCTATTACTTATAAATGGAAACATAGAAATTATGGTGGTGGAACTGATATTGTGGGTGGTGTTGTATTTAATTTAATAGAGGTTTTAGCATAATGGGAACAGTATTCGTAGATAATTTGGAACCACAATCAGGCACTAGCTTAACACTAGGAGCGAGTGGTGATGCAATAAATTTAGCTACTGGAGCAACTGCTGGATTTGGTAAGATTGGTCAAGTGGTTCAAACTGTAGGAACAGGAACAACCACTACAACATCGACATCTTTTACAGAATTTTTGTCAGTGGATATTACACCGACATCCACATCATCAAAAGTTTTAATTCAATTTAGTGGCGGCGGTTCGAATGGTGGCAGTGGTTATCAAGCGTTTTTTACAATATATAGAAATGACACTACTAATTTAGCAGCAGCCGGTAGTCCTGGTTTTGGTAAATTTTATAATCCAGATAATGTAGGAACTTTTGCATCTATAACTTTTCTTGACTCACCTAATACAACTTCATCAACTCAATATTCTTTATATTGTAGAAGTGCTAGTGGTAGTGAATCAGTAAAAATGGGTGAAGATGCTTCCAATTACACTATTACAGTAATGGAGATATTACCATAGATGTCAAAGATACTCGTAGATACAATAGACACTAGAAGCGGAACTTCTACCTTAACATTGGGTTCCACCAATGCCGGTACGATTGCCTTGGGTAGTGGTGATGTACAAAGTAATTTTATGTACCCTGCTTTTAGAGCATACTTAAATGGTGATCAAAACGTTTCAGATAATACACCTACAAAAGTTGCAATTAGTGCAGAAGATTTTGATACCGATGGAAATTTTGACCACTCAACAAATTATAGATTTACTCCAACTGTTGCGGGTAAATATTTTGTTTTTGGTCAAATTCATTTTGCTAATTCCTCATCAGAAGAAATACATCAGACCATAGCTTTTATTGAAAAAAATGGAACTGAGCTTATTAAAAATACTGTGGATCCTCATAATGGAAGTAAAGCAAATCAAACAGCAAACTATTTAGCAACTTTGGTAGATATGAATGGTTCGACAGATTATTTAGAATTATGGGGTCAAATAGATGTTGGTAGTGGCACACCTCTATATGGTGGTGGAACCACTAAAACTTGGTTTGGAGCATACAGGATAGGAACATGAGCACCTTAAAAGTATCAACAATCGCACCTCTTGGCACCGACGCCACGAAGACGATTACCATTGGTAGTGGTGCTAATGGTGATAAAGCAGAAGGCGTTTTTACTAATAAACCATATTTTTCTGTTTACTTGAGTTCAAGTCAAACAGTAAGTGATGACACTGCTACAAAAGTTCAGTTTGATACAGAATTTGTCGATACAGACTCTACTTATGACAATGCAACTAACTATCGTTTTACAGTTCCAACAGGACAAGCAGGTAAATATTTTTTCAATTGTGATTTAACTGCTGCTGCGGATACAACACAACTTAATGATTTAAAATTATTTATTTATAAAAACGGTTCTAATTTAACAGGCACTGAAGCTAGAGTAAGATACCAATCACAAAACATATCAAGAGCAAGTATAAACACTACAGCAATTTTAAATTTATCAGTTGGAGATTAGTGGAGGAAGCGCAAGAATTATGGATGGTGGTAAATGTAGATTTACAGGTTATAGGATGATAGGAGCATAACATGGCAGTAACAACGATACCTTCAGCGGGAATAGATTTAACTTCTAACTTTGCTTTCACCGGCACTGTGACTGGTACAAATGGTGCGTATGAGGTAGTGTCTAGTTCAACATCATCAAGCACAACATCTTTTGAAATTACAGGATTAGATAACGGAAATAGACATTTTTTTGCTACTGCAACTATAGAACCTTTAGCAGATAGTGACAGTAATCATTTAATGTTTCAATATGGTAATTCAGGAGGATTCTCTAATTTTGGACACTCAGTTGTTACACATATTTTTACAAAGTATGATGGTTCAAGTAAAAATCAAGATTTTTCTAGTTATGCAGATGATGGTAGTAAATTACAAATAACAAAAGAAGCAATTGGTCCTGACAGTTATCATACTAATCAATCAAGAGCATTAGCGTATATTTATATGTTTAATCCTAATGAAACAAATTTTAGAAAGTATGCAGGAGGTCATTGTGATTATGTGCCTCAAGGGTATAACACTT